AAGGGATTGATTATGCCGTTACTCGCAAAAGCCGGAGAAGGAAAAGATTTTGAGCTTACACCATCCGGTAATCATCACGCTGTTTGCGTGTTTGTTGAGGACATTGGGACGCATGAAGGTAGTTATCAGGGTGTCCCGAACACGCGCCATCAGATTGTTATTTGCTGGGAATTGTCGGAAAAAATGAAAATCGGTGAAAATGCTGGCAAGCCGTTCATGGTGTCAAAGTTCTACACTTTGAGCCTTGATGAAAAGGCTAATCTTCGCAAGGATCTTGATTCATGGCGCGGCGTTGCTTTCACAGAAGATGATTTGAAAAAAGGCTTCGATGTTGAGCGCGTCAAGGGCGCAAATTGCTTGCTCAATATCATTCACGAGAAAAAGCCAGATGGAAATATCAGGGCCAAGATTTCGTCAATTTCCCCGATACTTCCAGGTATGCAGAAAATTGCACCGATAAACAAAGAGCCGCCGAAATGGATTGCAAAGAAGCGGTCAGAGTCTATCGAATCGCGTGATGCAGGGGAGCCTGTTTACAATGAGGCGTCAGCACCAGCGGATGATTCGATACCTTTCTAGGACATTAAATGCGCTGGACAATTCACAATGATAAAGAGCGGGACGCTGTAGCCGACGCTATACGCAAAGTCAAACTTGAACACGGAAAGCCGTATGAGGTCACTTGTGCAAGAAAAACAAAGCGCCGGACGCTCCCGCTCAATTCTACGTACTGGTTATGGCTTACTGCAATCAGCCGCGAAACTGGCAACGACAAGGAAGATTTGCATAAGCATTTTTCTGATTTGTATTTGCCTAAGCGCACTGTTATTATTTTTGGTAATCAACAAGAAAGGTCGTGGAGCACTTCAGAACTTGATACGAAAGCGTTTTGTGAATACATGGAACTCATCCAGCGGGACATGGCCGAATTAGGTATACAATTGGAATGGCCTAGCTCGCCATTGTTTGAGCAATTTTTTGACCAGTATAACGGTAAGGTTTAACACATTTGCGGCTGTCACCGTAGCAAAGTAACGGAATGCTGTTATGCTCTTGGGCGAAGGTGTAATCTTCCGGCATAGCAGCGATGGCCGCAAAATCAAAGCAGCGCGTTCGCTGGCGAGTGGGGAATTAAGATGATGTTGTGCCAATATTGCGGACGCGCTGATATTTTTAGCTATTGACATTCACTATTATTTTCGGTATATTGTATGCATGAAGAGATTTCGGCTAATTCCATTTGTAATTTAATCCCGTCTGCCAACGCTACAACCTAGCGTATGTATGTGTGATTTCTTTAGCCGGAATCTCCACACATACGGCGGACGGGTATTTTAATTTTTATGGCTATACGACTAACAAATATGACTATTTGGCAGCGTGATTGGTTTTTAAACCTTGACGGTAAATATCAATTATTTGTTCATTACTTGCGCGACCATTGCGACCATGCCGGGGTATGGCAACCGGCTTTCAAATTATTTGAGAAAATTACAGGATTCAGAATAGACCAAAGTGAATTTTTATCAACTGTAAATTCTGAGTCAGTTCGCGTTCATATTTTAGAAAATGGTAAATGGTGGCTAACTGGATTCATTGAAGACCAGTACAGAACGACTGAACTAAACGAATGTATTAACCCACATAAAGGTGTTATAAATTCAATAGACTTTAATAATATCCCTTATAATTCATACGGTTATAAATTAACCCTTCGGAAGGGTATGGAAGGGGTTAAGGATAAGGATAAGAATAAGGATACTAATTCTGAAATTTGTATTAATTCAGAAGAGGGGATGCAAGGGGGGAAACAGCAATACGAGCTATTCAAGGCAGCATACCCGCCTAATGGCAGCATACTTAACCCTGAAGTCATGAACTGGTTTATACTTCGCTTCGATGAAAAATTTGACAGATTCGACCATATTATATCAAGGGCTGGACAGTATGCAACGTACTGGAAAGAGCTTGAGCCGGATATATACCCGCAATGCAAACACATCAAACAGGCAATTAATTGGCTTCGTGAGTGTTTTTATGAGACTGATTGGTCAGCAAAATTAGTAGCCGAAAAGCGCCACAATGAAAAAGAAGCGCAACGCAAGCGCGGTGGAATATTAGGATGACTGAACAACAGGTAAAAGAGCAGCTTGATAGGTTGTCTATTTTTGGTAATATTCAGACTATTGAGCAGTTTAAAGAGTACTTCAAAGCTCTGCAATACATGGGGTATACCGAGCTTTACAGCGCTGTAGATTGGCTTGTACTTAACCACGATAAACGCGGGCTTCCTTTCCCGGCTGAAATAATAAGGGTATCAAGGGAATTAGTGGCAAAGAAAAATGAGGCCGCAGAAGCAGCGCAAAGAGAATCAAAATATACAGGATCTTTGAAAGCTACCCAGGAATTTTGCGCAGTATTTCGATTGATATGGTTGATTGAAGATGTAAGTATAAGGCGTGATTTTTGGGAACGCAAATTATCTGTACCTTTAAACATGAACGATAACGACCAAATTGAATTTTACAGGAAAGTTAGAAAAGAAGCTGAATCATATTTATCGGCAAAGGGTATACAATTTTTAACGACTCACAGCTTTGATTTAGTTCCTAAAATGTCTGATACAATGCAATCGGATGAATACGGTTTCTAATGACATGTCCATCGTGCAATGCGTCTCAAAAGTACATAGCCTGGTCGCGTGAGTTTGGGACGCATTGCGTTGTGTGTTTTGAAAGGATAAAATATGACAGAGCAAAAGCAAACAATGGTACTGGAGCACTTCAAAAAAGGCGGCTCGTTGACTGTTCTGGATTGCCTGAGAATGTTTCACACAACAGAGCTTCGCCGGATCGTGTCGCGCATTGAAAAGATGGGATACATTGTCAGCCGTGAAAATGTGCCAAATGAAAACTATAAAAAATATTACATTAGCTCTATGGTTGATAGTAATAATCAAGTTACAATGTGTCTATGAAGGAGATAATGCGTGATGACAAAACTTTTCCCGACAATACTGATAGCACTCGATGTTTGCGCGGCTGCTTGCTATGTGTCAAGTGGCGACTGGAGAAAGATCGCATACTGGTGCGCGGCAGCACTTCTAACTTATACTGTGACGTGGTAAAAATATGAAAGAATATTTTGAGTATTTGAACAACAAAAAACAGGCTGGCGAAGATTCTGGTTTCAGCCCAGTATGGATACCTGATTTCCTAATGGACTTTCAGAAGTATGGTGTTGAATGGTCTATTAAAAAGGGCCGCTCTGCAATGTTTTTTGATTGTGGGCTAGGGAAAACTCCGATGCAATTAGTCTGGGCCGAAAACATTCTTAGAAAAACAGGCAAGCCAGTTTTAATACTAACACCACTCGCCGTATCTTTTCAAACAGAATTAGAGGGTGTTAAATTCGGGATAGAATGCGCAAGGTCGAACAACGGACAGCCACACAAATTTACGACAATAACAAATTATGAGCAGCTACATAAATTTAATTACAATGATTTTTCTGGAGTTGTTTGTGACGAAAGCTCTATACTGAAATCGTTTGACGGTTCATACAAAAAAATTATTACAGAGTTTATGCGTAAAATACCATATCGTTTACTTTGCACGGCAACCGCGGCACCGAATGATTACATCGAGCTAGGTACATCCAGTGAGGCTCTTGGAGATTTAGGTTTTATTGATATGTTGAATAGATTTTTTAGAAATGATAATCAAAACTCTGCATTGACAAGGCAATTCGGCGAAGCTCCAAAATGGAGATTAAAAGGCCATGCTGAAATACCGTTTTGGCGATGGGTGACATCGTGGGCAATTGCTTGTAGGAAACCGTCCGACCTTGGCTTTAATGATGATAAATTTGTTCTGCCTGAATTAATTGAAAAAGAAAATATTGTAGAGGCCGAAACACTGCCTGACGGATGTTTTCTGCCACTACACGCTGCGCGGCTACCAGAACAGCGCGAAGAAAAAAAGCGGACAATTAAAGAACGATGCGAGCGGGTATTGGAAACAATAAACGGAAATCAATCGGTTGTGTGGTGTCAGCTAAATAATGAGGGTGATTATCTGGAAAAAATTATTCCAGATTCTGTTCAAGTTTCTGGTAGCGACAAGGACGAAAAAAAGGAAGATGCGTTTATTAATTTTGCAAAAGGAAATATTAAGACACTGATAACAAAACCAAAAATAGGCGCTCTCGGTATGAACTGGCAAAATTGTAATCACATTGTATACTTTCCATCTCACTCATACGAGCAGTATTATCAAGCAGTTCGCCGGTGCTGGAGATTTGGTCAAAAAAACAAAGTGACTGTAGATATTGTATTGACAGAGGGTGAAAGAAAGATAATGAATAATTTGCAGAGAAAAAATATTGCAGCAGCAAAAATGTTTGAAAATTTAGTCGGCGAAATGAATAACTCGAACAAAATAATAATCAAAAATAACTTCACTCAAAAAGAAGAGGTGCCAAAGTGGCTGTAAAAGAACAATTTATATCAGATGACTATGCTATCTATAACGCCGACAGTATTGAGGTAATGCAATCATTTCCAGATGATAAAATTCACTTATCTATTTACTCTCCACCATTCGGCGGCCTTTATCATTATTCAAGCAACGAGCGAGACCTGTCAAATGCGCTTAATTACGAGGACTTTTTCAGGCATTATAGATTTGTTGTAAAAGAGCTATTCAGAATAACACTCCCTGGGAGAATAACGGCGGTGCATTGCACAGATATACCGTCGAGCAATACCGGCCACGATTATCTAACAGACTTCCCGGGAGATATAATAAAACTTCACCACGAAGAGGGCTGGCATTTTATTGCAAGGCATACGATATGGAAAGAGCCTTTATGGGTTCGCAATAGGACAATGACAAAAAATTTATCCCACATGACAACAGTTGAGGATGCGGCATACGCCGGGGTTGCCTCTGCCGACCAGTTATTAATTTTCAGAAAAAAAGGTACAAACAAAGTTCCGATAGAACACCCGACAGGCTTTGAATATTACGCCGGGGAATGTCCAGTACCGCCAGAGTATGCACAATTTAAAAACTGGACAGGTGACCAAAAACAAAATAAATGGAGTCATATGATTTGGCGTAGATATGCCTCTTCAGTGTGGGACGATGTACGCATGGAAAGGGTTTTACCGTTTCGTGACTGCAAGGATCCGGACGACGAAAAGCATGTTCACCCGCTACAGCTTGACGTGATAGATAGATGTGTTTCTCTTCGCTCCAATCTAGGTGAAAACGTATTAACACCTTTTATGGGTGTCGGTTCTGAGGTTTACAGTGCGGTAACAAACGGGAGGCGGGGAATAGGCGTAGAACTAAAATCTTCATATTATCGTCAAGCAGTAAAAAATCTTGAGCTTGCAAAAACTGATTTCACGTATAAAAAAGATGAGCAACTGAGTATTTTCAATGAAAACACCTAACCCAAAATATGCCATTACCGACAGGCCCGAGATCCCATTTTGCGGTATGAATATACGCGAATACTATCTAGGCCGCACGTATCATATAGCTCGTAGCGGGAATGAGTCCAGCCGTCCGTACATCGAGTACAAGGGACGTAGGTTGTACGTAACTGAGCAATGGCTGTATGGTCTAATCGCAGAAAAGTACACAAGTGAAATAGAAAAACACAAGCAAAAAAACATCGTGGAACATGCTGACACCAGCGGAAAAGGCAGCGGAGTGCCGAAGGATAGCAGCGCAGTACCCGGACGGGCAGAACAGGGAAAAAATACTTCTACAGGTAGGGGTCTATGAAAAAGCAAACGCCTGAGCAAGTTGCCATTGGTGTTGTAATAGATGGCCTTATCGACATTGGAGTAGAAAACGAGGTATCTGAAATGATGGCGTTTCCTAAAGCTAAATGGAGCGGTAAGAAGCCGCGAAGCCTGAAAGCCCTTGACGCTACCCTATGGCGCTGGTTTTCTGCCTTTATACGCCTTCGTGACGCCGGAAAGGACGGTATGTGCAAGTGTATCACATGCGGCAGAAGTCACCATTGGAAAGAAATGGATGCAGGTCACTTCATCACAAGAAACCACAAGGCAACAAAATTTGATGAAAAAAACGTACATGCTCAATGCGTTGCCTGCAACCAGTACGGACACGGAGAACAGTACTCTCACGGAATAGCAATAGATAATATGTACGGTGCTGGTACATCAGAGACATTAAAAGCGCTAGGTAGTGTCAGTGTAAAATTAGACTGTTTGTGGTATGAGGCACAAATTGAGAAGTACAAGGCAGAAGTGAAAAAAATGTTAAATGAAATTAAGTAAAAATAAATTTGCATTTTACAAAAAAATATATTATTATTAATAATATGAAAAACAATACGCAACTAATAAGACACGAATGCAAAAGAAAAAGGTGCAAATACGTTTGGTATTCTAGGCTTGAAGATCCTAAGCAATGCCCGTATTGCAAGAGTATGAAGTGGAAAGTTTCTAATGAAAAAAACAACCATTGAAATTTACGCCGCCGATTTGCAAACATGGCATCGCTGGTGCAAAAAAATGAAACTAAAAAGCGCTCCACTTATGCATGAAATTATGAGCGCAGTGCAGAATAAAGTAAGAGACAAACTGTACGCTCAACTTACAACTAGGGATGATTTTAAAAAGCCGTTAAGTGGCTGTAAAATTGATAAATCAAAGATTTCTATAGAAAAAAGCGGTTCGTCATTTACCTAGTTGGGCGAAATGCCTTTATGTTATAGTCAATTTTGCTGGAGGTTTACATGTATCGACTTTTAGATGTTGGCGAGAA